TTCACACGCGGGCGCCTCTCTTGCGTTGGGAGGTGGAAAATCTCGGCTGTATCGCTCATAATTCACCTACGTAGTTGCGGTATCTGAAGCCCGGCATGCTCCCCAGCAGCGCCGGGCTTCCTCGTTTTCGGCTTACGCCGCCTTCCTTCCTTCGATCCAGTCGCGCAGCTCGGCCACGCTCACGCCGGCCAGCTTGGCGATCTTCCTCTCGTAAGCTGCGCCCCGGCGATCGACTCGCGGGCCACGTCCCGGCAGGTACCCCTTTCGCTTCCAGTGCGAGACCGCGCCGGGGGTGACGCCACACGCCTTTGCGATGCGCTCGCCGCCGAGGGTTTCGATTACGTCCTTGAGCATAGTTGAACCTCTCTAGTCTTGGTGGAAAGTTAAACCATTTTGCCTTCAAGATCAATCCTTGCCGAACTCAAGGCGGGGGTGGCCGCCCGGTCGGTTGCAGGTGATGTCGCCGCCCGCCTGATATAAGCCAATCCCGCGTTTCACCAGCCCGCCATCGAGCGGGTTTTTTTGCGCCCAAAAAAAGTGAAGATTCACCCTTGACGGTAGATGTTCTATCGTTTAACTTTAAATCACACAGAGGGAAGGCAACACCGGGCAGGACGCCCACGCTCAGGCAGCCAGGAGAAGCGAAATGGAAATTCACCTTCACGTCATATCAAGAAAGACCGCGCTCAGCGCGGCGCTGAAGCACTACTTCAGCGGCAGGCCATGCAGCAGGGGGCATTTGGCCCTTCGCTACACGGCGACTTACGAGTGCATCGCTTGCCACGCAGAACGCCTGAAGGGGTGGAGGGAGAAAAACAAAGAGCACATCAACGCCTACAACGCTGCGTATCAGGAAGAGAACCGCGAGTATTTCCGCAGCTGGCATTCAATGAATTACGAGAAGTCGATGTCAGCCAAGCGTCGCCGCCACCGCATGAAGATGAACGGAAAGCTAAAAATTAGCGACCCCGTGTGGCAGAGAATCGACAAGGCGAGGATGAGGCATTTGCACGAAATGGCAAAGCAATACGAAGAGTGGCTCGGGATCAAGTTCGAGGTCGATCACATCATCCCGATCGTGGACGAAAAGGTTTGCGGGCTTCATTGGCATGGGAACTTGCATCTTATCCCAATGCGGCTCAACAGGATGAAGCGTGGAGTGATAACGCACGAGACCGCAGCGTAAGGCAAGTCTCTAGTTGCTGAGAATAAATGCAGCCGTTCTTTACACAATTCGATGAGCCTCCCCGGCTACAACAGGGGCGACAGCGGCCCACACGGCACGCTGGCGACTACCACGAACCCTAGCGGGGCGTCAGGCCATGCCAAGAGGCTAGACCCTGACGCGGTGCGAGAGACGGGCAGCGCCCGGTGAGCATCAGGCCGAGAGCGAGGCTGCGAGGTAAAAGGTCATCACCGATGTACGCGATCCGCTGCGCAGTGCGGCCCTGAGCCCGCCGGTGGGCCGGAATACGCCGGCACAAACACGCAACTCCTTCGCCCCGTCACGCCGCAAAGCCGACGACGGCCCCATGACCGCCCAGCAAGCCGCGAACGCCCGGCGTGAGGCCGAGTATGTGGCACGTCGCAACGGCGTGGCTGAGCCGCGCTTAAAGCTCTGGAGGGCCTCATGACCTACAGCTTCACCGCATGGCTCGCCGCGATGCTGTTGCGCCAGGCACAGCGGCACGGCGCCGAATCGCTCGATGAAGTGGTGCATTCCCCCAGGGGGCTGTGGCGTATCCGTATCGAGCCTTACGCCCTCGCCGATCCCAAGGAGCAAGACCATGGAAATCCTTAACGAGATTGACCGCCTCACCGAGGCCGTTACCGAGCAATGCGGCTTCCTGGCCAGCGTGCTGAAGCTCAACCACGCCAGCGGCACACGGACGTGCCAGGTGCAGATACGCGCGGTGCCTGATGGCCAGGAGGCCAGGGACGAAGACTGGATATTCTTCAAGGCCGATCAACCGGAAGACCTGCCCCGCCTTCGCGACCAGGTAACCGACTTCATCGTCGCTCATCGAATCGAGAGGGAGCGTGCCGCATGAGCTACCGAGACCACCAGATACGCAAGCGCACAGAGCAGATCGACGACGCCGTGCGTGATGGACGCCCCGAGGCCGTAGCGCAGTTCGCGCAGAGCCTGTCCGAGGGTGGCGCCCTGGGCGTCGGCATGGAGCTGACCGCCGCTACCACCGTTACTCAGATGGTGGATCACTACCTCAGCGACAGCGCTGGAAAGCGGGACCTTCGCGAGTGGGCCGCCGCGGTCGCCGACGACGAGCAGACCGAGGCCGAGATCGAGCGCGGTGCGGTATGAAAAAGCCCGCTTCGATGAGGGTCGAGGCGGGCCAAGTGATTCGGATTAATGAATCGAGATGAGGATAGCACATGAATCAGATCACGCGACAAGGCAGCAGCGGCTTCGCCATGCAGCCGCAGAGCCTGGACGAGGCCATGCGCCTTGCCAGCATGCTGGCCCACAGCAACATGGTGCCCAAGGCCTACCAGGGCAAGGAGCAGGACACCCTGGTGGCGATGATGATGGGCTCCGAGCTGGGTCTGAACCCCATCCAGGCGCTGCAGAACGTGGCAGTGATCAACGGCAAGCCGGCGATTTACGGCGATGCCCTGTTGGCCCTGGTGCAGAGCAATCCCCGGTTTGGCGGCCACGAGGAGTCCTTCGACGACCAGAGCATGACGGCCACCTGCACCGTATGGCGCAAGGGCGATGCCAAGTCGCACACCGTCAGCTTCAGCCAGGCCGACGCCGAGAAGGCCCAGCTGTGGGGCAAGCAAGGCCCGTGGCAGAGCTACCCCAAGCGCATGCTCATGTGGCGCGCCCGCGGCTACGCCCTGCGCGACAAGTTCGCCGACGCCCTGGGCGGCCTGATCACCGTCGAGGAGGCGCGCGACATCCCCGAGGAGCGCGACGTCACCCCGCGGCACCAGCCGCGCCAAGAGCCGGCCGCCCTCGCCCACTACCCCGCCGAGGACTTCGACGCCCACCTGCCCAAGTGGCGCGCCGCCATCGAGGCCGGCAAGGCCACGCCCGACCAGGTCATCGCCAAGGCCGGCAGCCGCGCGCCGCTGACCGAGGATCAGCAGCAGACCATCAAGAGCATCGCCGAGGAGGCCGCATGAAGATCCACAACGTCCATCAAGGCGCCGACGACTGGCACGCCCTGCGCGCCAACCACTTCACCGCCAGCGAGGCCCCGGCAATGGCCGGGGTCAGCAAGTACACCAGCCGCGCCGAGCTGCTGCGCCAGAAGCACAGCGGCGAGATTCCCGCGGTCACGCCCGCCCAGCAACGCCTGTTCGACAAGGGTCATGCCGCCGAGGCCGCGGCCCGCCCGATCGCCGAGGAGTTGCTCGCCGACGAGCTCTATCCGGTGACCGCCACCAGCGACGAGCATCCCCCCCTGCTGGCCAGCTTCGACGGCTGCACCCTGCTCGAGGACGCCATCTGGGAAACGAAGCTCTGGAATCAGGAGCTGGCCGCCGCGGTGCGTGCCGGGGAGTTTCCCGAGCACTACCTGGTGCAGATGGATCAACAGCTGCTGGTCAGCGGCGCCGAGCGCTGCCTGTTCACCTGCACCGATGGCACCCCCGAGAACACCGTGCACTGCTGGCACTACCCGGACGAGGCCCGCTTCCAACGCCTGCTCACCGGCTGGGAGCAGTTCCGCCAGGACCTCGCCGACTACCAGCCTACCGAGCAGAAAGTGGCGCCCCAGGGCGAGGCGCCCGATTCGCTGCCGGCGTTGAGCATCGAGCTGGATGGCGCGGTCACGGCCAGCAACCTGCCGGACTTCAAGGCTCGCGCCCTGGCGATGATCGACAGCATCAAGACCGAGCTCGCCACCGACAAGGACTTCGCCGACGCCGAGAGCACGGTGAAGTTCCTCGAGAAGGGCGAGAAGCAGCTCAAGGCCAGCAAGCAGGCGGCGCTCGAGCAGACCGCCAGCATCGCCGAGGTGTTCGCCACCATCGACGAGCTGACCGAGACCATGCGCCAGAAGCGCCTGCACCTGAACAAGCTGGTCAAGGCCGAGAAAGAGAATCGGCGGCTGGAGATCCAGCAGAAGGCCGAGGCCGACTACCACGCCTGGCTCGACACGCTGGACAGCCCCGTCAAGCTCGCTTCCGTGCTCAATCTGCCCGCGGCGATGAAGAACAAGCGCACCATCGCCACCCTGCAGGCCGCCGCCGATGACGAGGTGGCCCGGGCCAAGGTCGAGGCGCAGCAGGAGGCCCATCGCCTGGCCGACAACAAGGCCCTGATCGAGAAACACCAGGGCGACTACGCCTTCCTGTTCAGCGACTGGCGCGACCTGATCCAGCGCGATGCCGAGTTCATCAAGCTGCAGGTCGAGAATCGCATCGCCCACCACAAGCAGGAGGAGCAAAAGCGGCTCGAGGCCGAGCGGCAGGCGAAGCAGGAGTCGCCCCAGGAGCCGGCGCATGTCGGCGTCGATCCCGGCGCCGGCGACGACAAGACTGTCCGCCAGCCCATCGATACCAGCCGCATCAGCCAGGCCGCCGACCACTTCCAGCGCGGCAGTGACGTCGCCACGCCGGAGACGGTCGAGATCCCGCGCAAGGAGTACGAGGCGCTGCTGGCTGCCCGGGAGGAGCTCGACGCGCTCGAAGCCGCCGGCGTGGATAACTGGAGCGGCTACGAAGACGCCATGGCCTTGCTGAAGGCCGCCTGATCACCCACCCGGGGCCGCCAGGCCCCATCACCACCACCCTATGAGGTAAGCGCAATGTCTCATCCCAAGCCCTGGTCACGAGCCGATTGCGATCTGCTCGAGGCCCGCCTGACCGCGGGCCACCGCTACGCCGATATAGCCGAAGAGGAGGCAGCCTAATGTGGTTCAAGAGTCTACAGCTTTACCGGCTTCACGATGTG